CCGAACTAATTGATAATTTCAATGACGCATCGGTATTCTCAGTATTTTTGGATTTGAATGCCGCAGTTGCAGACAACCTACATTATCACATCGATAGAAGTATTCAAGAAACCGTTCTTCAATTTGCACAACAAAGATCATCAATTTATAATATCGCGAGGACATATGGTCTGAAAATTCCAGGTCAGAGACCTTCTATTGCATTAGTAGATTTTTCTATCACAGTACCAGCCTTTGGTGATAAAGAAGATGAAAGATATTTGGGTACATTGAGAGCCGGAAGTCAGGTTATTGGATCTGGACAAATCTTTGAAAATCTGTATGACATCAATTTTTCATCACCATTCAATCAAGATGGTTTTCCAAACAGACTCAAAATACCAAACTTTGATGCCAGTGGTAATCTAATCAACTATACCATCACAAAAAGAGAGACTGTTGTAAATGGTATTACAAAAGTATTCAAAAGAGTAATCACTCCAAACGACGTACGTCCGTTCTTTGAATTCTTCTTACCTGAAAAAAATGTGTTGGGTGTAACATCAATTATACAGAGAGATGGAACATCATATTCAAACGTACCAACACCACAAGAATTTTTAGGAGTTAATGGTAGATGGTATGAAGTACCAGCTTTAGCTGAAGGTAGAGTGTTTATCGAAGATCCGACAAAACCATCAGATGATCCATCAATCAAGGTTGGAAGATACATCCAAACACAAGAAAGATTTATAACCGAATATACCCCTGAAGGATTTTTGAAAATTACTTTTGGTGGGGGTACAAATACCGCTGAAGATCAATTACGTGAATTTACCGCTTTGGACGTTCCGCTGAAAATCCAAAGATACCAAAACAATATGATGTCTTTGGGATCAACACCAAAGGCAAACACAACACTATTCATTCAGTATAGAATCGGTGGTGGTCAGGGGACAAACTTAGGTGTGAACGTCATCAACCAAATTGGATCTGTAGATTTCTTTGTAAACGGACCTTCCGATGTAATAAACAATTCCGTAATCAATTCTTTAGCTTGTAACAACGTTACAGCGGCAATTGGAGGTGCAGGGTACCCATCCACCGAAGAGGTCAGAAATTACGTTACATACAACTTTTCGGCTCAAAATAGAGCGGTAACCATCTCCGACTATGAGGCTATTATCAGAAACATGCCAGGTCAATTCGGAGCACCCGCTAAAGTCTCAATCACTGAGAATAATAACAAGATTCTCATAAATGTTTTATCATACGATTCTTCAGGAAATCTTACATCTGAAGTATCACAAACTATGAAACAAAATTTAGCTGAGTATCTATCAAACTATAGAATGATTAATGACTATGTTCAGATCGGAAACTCTCAGGTAATTGATTTGGCGGTTGATGTACAGGCGGTACTAGACTCTACTCAGAATCAGGGAGCGGTCATATCAAATATTATTGATAGAGTTACGACATTCTTTAGTCCAACAATTAGAGAAATGGGTGAAGACATTTTAGTATCAGAATTAAATCGACTAATACAATCTGAAAATGGTGTCATTAGTGTTGGTGAAATTAAGATCTTCAATAAAGTTGGGGGTCAATACAGTTCCTCTCAGACATCGATGCCATATTCAGATGCGGCAACCAAAGAAATATCATTGGTTGATAATACAATTTTTGCAGAACCCAATCAAATCTATCAAGTTAGATTCCCCGCTAAAGACATCACCGTAAGAGTTAAGAATTATCAGACTACAAACTTTTCCTAATCTATAGTTTTCCCAAATTTAGATTACTTTTTATAAAATAGTGGATAAACTATTTATCATAGAAAGTTTGTTTTAATGTCCAAGTCATATAGAATAAGAACCCAAGTAGGTGTAGATAGGCAAATCAATGTACAATTAGATCAAGACTTTGATCAAATTGAGATTCTATCACTCAAGATTAGAAGCGAAGATGTCTACACAAGAATGTGTGCGGATTATGGTGTTGTTGTCGGACGTGTTTTCGCTAATGGTGGTTATGGTATCCCGAACGCCAAACTATCAATCTTTGTCCCAATTACAAGTGAGGATCTAAATAATGAGATTATCAGAGAATTATATCCTTACGAAACTATTGAAGATGTAAATGAAGATGGGTATAGATACAATCTTTTACCTTATGAATCAAGCCATTCGGGTCACGTGCCAACGGGTACTTTTCCAAGTAAGAATGATATCCTTACAAATCCGGCCCTTATTCAGGTTTATGACAAATACTACAAATACACTGTAAAAACAAATGGTAGTGGTGACTTTATGATTATGGGTGTGCCCACAGGTACACAAACTTTAGTTATGAACTTGGACCTCTCAGATATGGGTCCATTCTCACTTTCACCTCAGGACCTCATTAGAATGGGTAGAGCCAGTGCGAGCGACTTCAACTCGGCAACATTTAGTACATCGTCCGATTTTCAATCCCTACCTCAAATTGTAACACTGAATCAGAGTGTCAACGTACAACCATTTTGGGGTCAACCCGAGTTATGTGAGGTTGGGATCGTAAGAAACGATTTCAATTTGGGAGATGTGGGTGTAACTATCGAGCCCACCGCTTTGTTTATGGGATCATTGGTAACAAACCAAAATGATCAAGCCATGTCAAGAAACTGTGTACCACCTTCAGAAATGGGTGATTTGTGTAATTTAAATGCGGGTCCAGGTGAAATTGTTGCCATTAGACAAACCATCTTTCAAGACACAAATGGATTACCTATCTTGGAACAGGCGGAACTTCCAAACGGAGGAAAAGTAATTGACGAAGATGGTACTTGGTTATTGGAGGTTCCCATGAATCTCGACTATGTAACCACAAATGAATTTGGTGAACAAGTATTGAGTCAAGATCCTGAAATAGGGGTGCCAACACAAGGTAAGTACAGATTCAAAGTCAAGTGGGATCAATCACCAAGTTTAGAGTTGAGTGAAACAAGGAGGGCGTATTTCTTAGTTCCAAATATTAAGGAATATGGGTGGAATAATTCATCAACTGATCCTGCCTTTAATTTGAATCCAAGTAGTTCACAATATCAGGATTTCATAGGATCGTATTATTTTGGTTTAGATTGGAGTGGGTATACAAATGTTTCTGAGGCGGTAAATTGCGAAGATACGTTTTATAATTTTCAATATAATAAGGTTTATACAATATCAGGTTTAGTTGACCAATATTATAAAGGTCTAAATCGTGGAAATTTTTTGGGTATCAAAGAGATTACGGATAATACTTGTTCTGATGAAAACAATAAATTTCCTGCAACGGATGGTGTAAGAAACTTTGATTTTTTGTTTTTTGTTACAAATTTATTCTTAACCGCATTTTCACCCTTAGCATTGGTGATTATACCGATACTACATTTGATAGCACAATTTTGGCCTCAATTCAAATGGTTGGTAAGGAATGTAATACCAGTGTGGTTGGGTTACCAAGCGGCACAGAGCTTGGTAAGTTTCATTCAATTGGCTTTTTTGGCCAACCCATGGGCTTTCCTTAGTTTAGCGTATATGGTGATTTATATTGGAGCGGCGCGGTTATTTGTCACCACTGTTCGACCATTATTAGATAATTTTACACTTAAACAGTTTCAATTACCGATGTTGTCATATCCCACCTGTCAAGCGTGTGAATGTTCTAATGATGATATAATTTTACCAAACATTACTACTAATATTTTTACTGGTGCGGCAACTACTAATGTTCAGAAAATAGGTCCTTACAGGGTATATAGTCAATCTAGTTCTTCGTTACTACTAGAATCAAACTCACCTGCAACATGGGGTGTACTAACTGGTGATCCAGGGGATACCGAACCAGTAGGAATTGATCCTGATTTATATAATGGAAATCCGAGCAAAAATTATAACAAATATCAGGCTGACTTGTCTGGTTTTTATTATGGATTAGCGGGATATCCGTTAGTGGACCCTTTGTACGTACAACCAAGTAATAATAATGTTACAAATTTTCTTGAATATGGAAGGGGTAAAGTCAATGGAACACCTGTTGTTAGGACTTATTCAGACAATGATGAACTAGGAATTGTAGGACGAGATATTACGTTATCACAGTCACTTAATCTTATGAACCTTAGAGAGAGATATTTTGAGAATGAAAGTGTAATAATAACCACGATAAATCCAACCACAACAACATCTCAAGCATATACGGATATGCCGATGATTTTGGTTTGTCAACCAGGGACTACTTTATCGGCTGGTGATGTAATAAGTTTTAGGGATCCTGAACAACAATTTGATCCAAATTATAGTGGACAATCAACAAACCAATTTGGTTCAAATTCTATTACTGGTACTTCAGTTTCAGGTCTTAACATTTCAACAAATGTGACATATATCCAACCTAACGGGACTGTTTCAACATCCCAAGTTTATATGAACATTACAAATCAAGATAGAGATTACAATTTCAAAACAGGATTGGAATACTTCCAAGTAATCACAAGTGACAACGCTGAGTCTGTCTATAATAGTTTGAGTCCAAACCCATCACTTCTGAGGAAATATCTATTTGATAAACAACAACAAATTACATATATAGATGCTGGCGGATCGGTTAAGAATGTTACACTAAATTCATTCTTTTCTATCGGAGATAGTTGGAAAGAGTATGTAATTGTGTTTTTGACAAGAGGTGTTGATCCTTGGACTGAAAGACAAGAAATTTCATACGATCTATCAAAATTATATGGGTTTTCGTTGGGTAGTGGGACAGTAGGGGTTTCAGCCTCATACCACATGAATGTACCCATCCAACCAAACACAGGTTCAGGTAGTTGGTATAATTCCTATAAAACGCCTGAATCACACACAGAGCCTTACTCAACATCTAAAATTTTCTTTGAACCGTTTAACTTTATCCCTGACCCTAACCAATTTACTTCAGTACAAACCTTTCAACCAAGATTTTATTCTTCATTGGACAAATCAACTTTAAGTTTTAGACCTTATAATGGTGATAAGAGTGTTGGACAGTTCTTAAACTCTAATATATCTGACAATGGAGTTGTGTTACAAAAGATGAAATTTTTTGATATAGATTATCAAGGAGTTGTTGAGGGTGGAACTCTAATAGGGTCATCCGATGGTCAAAACCAACAGAATTTGTTGCTTATGGATTCGAGACTTTATTCACCATCATATAGAAATTTTCCGACTATTCAAGCAACCAATATTACCTTTATTAGTGGTATAAATAATGCTAAATTGGTTATGAGATCGGACAGATTACCTTCTTCAGACGGTTTCCAAATTACAACGTTTGCACCATATGCGGGAGCGGGTAACACCATGATGCTTCACCAAAATTCTAATTTCAAAATTTATTCGATTGCAAGTAATGGTGAAGGTTCATTATCAACACCATTTAGTTTCGATTTAGGTATCGGGTCTCAGTATGAGGATAGTGGGTTAAATAATAATTTTGATCGTGTGTTAGATACCTTTAGTTGTAATGGTATGGTTCCCTTAAAATGTTATAGTGTCAATTCAAACGGCGAATTGGAAATATTGGACCCGTGTCCGGCAAATGAAGATCCTGTAAGAGTACAAGGTGGTTGTTATGATTTATTGTCACCTGATGAAAATGGAAGTTATATACGTACAATAAGACCGGCGATCGAGAATTATTTTGAATGGGCTCAAAGATTTAGATTGACATTCGCAATTTGTAGAGGCGTATTTTCACACATTTTTGTGAATTCATGGGTCAACGGAACTTTGTTTGCTTTTCCGTTTAGAAATAAACCAACTTTCAACTTAAACAATCAACTTGAGGTAAGACGTAAAATTACAGTTCCAACCCCTTTTGGACCACAACAAAAAGTTTCATACTCTTTCTGTTCAGATACAATAGCGTTTGAACCTAATTCTAACAACTTCTATTATCGTTCGTCACCATGGAATGGAAGTAAATTTATTGGAAAAAAAGCGCCTGTAACAACTGGAACGATTGTAGGTGGTGCATCCTTTACACCGTTGAACAAATATAACTTATTGTTTCCAACAACAATTATGGACTTGGGACCGAAATATTTTTGGACTAAAGATGTAAACTTGTCTCCCGATTACTATGGATATCAGATGGACAAAATGAACCCAACAACTTGGAATGAAGTGACCAATTTGATTCAATTATTTACAATATCAAGGTTGGTTAATATTACATTTTTGGAAAGTATTTTTAGTAGTGGTGATGCTGCTTTAAGAGGTTATTTCAGTAGAGACGGACAGAGAATAGATGGTGACTATGCACAGATGTTACAAATCAACTCCCAATATGGGGTTTCACCACTTAATGAAGGAAACTACGTTGACGATCCAACAATACCAGGTGACAACCCAATTTATATAACACCTGATCTACAAGGCAACCCTGTGTTTGGTGTTTATTATAATTCATACCCCTCAGATAGAGATTTGATTTCACCACGTAGGATTGACAGAAACACTACAGGGTCTACTTTGACTGCAGACTATTTAGGTACTAAATCTCAATTAGTTCCATTCTATAATTGGAGAAATAATGGATGGTCAAACACACCCGAAAATTCAATTTTCGGAAATGATAAAAACTCGTGGTATACCGATTATAACAATTTACTGAATTTGGGTAACAATATTTACAGTGAAAAATACCAAGAATTAGATAGATTAAATGCGCCATACTTCTTGGGTAATAACGGACTAATTCAAAATCAACAAGGATACATTTTCCAAAGAAATGCCTCGAACCAATACGACCCACAGAACACAAGTCCAAATAATTTTTCAACTATCACATCTGCTCCGTGGTATTTTTACTTTGGTTTGAAGGTTGGTAGAACTGCTATGGATAAATTCAGACAATCATACATAGGTGGAGAATGAGTAATAATCAGTATAATGTAATCAAACCTGACTTACAGTTTGCCTCGGCACCTGAAAGTGATATTTCTATCAATACCTACTTGGATCAAACACAATCCGAAGTAATTGATTATGATAGAACCGTTACGGTTAATTTAGCAACATTATTTGATAATGAAAGAAATCAGTCAAATACGTTTAGACCCATTCTCAAAATGTCTTACATATACGAGAATTCGTTAGTTGGATCTACTCAGTATGAAATTTATCGTGATAGGTTATATTATGTAAATCCTGAACAATCAACACCTTTACTACTTGGAAATAACATTTGGAGTGGATTACCTTCTTATCAAGAATTTGAATTTATAAGAACTGACGCTACAAACCCACAAGTTTCCTACAGAGCCAAAAGTGCATCATCATACAATTGGAGTGTTGTTTACTCATATCCTTATTTGAATGATCAAAACGTACCGATGGATTATTACTTTGAAGATAGTTCATCACTACCTTCGTGGGTTTCGGGTGATGGAATCCCATTCTACATTTCAACAGGAGCTGATAATGGATTACCTATCATACAATTTAATTGTATTGTAGAACATGGTCTAACTGAGGGTGAATGGGTTGAATTGTCATTTGGATATCAGGGAACTAACACATTTCAAGTTTATTCGTTGGGTAACGGAACTGAGAGTTCTAATGAGTACGTGTTCAACTTAGAAAATGTTGGTTATACCGGAACAACTTTCGACACAGGTAACGATGGTACATTTAAAAGGATTGTTGATATCAATAATTCTGGTGAAACAAAATCAATTTACTATGTGAGAGTTCACAAAGTAATTACAAATCCTGACGATAGTTTGATTACATTGAACGGATTTGAATTGAATTCTTTTCAAGACTTCGCGGCGTATCAATTCTCATCCCTGACACCTAACAATATTTCTTCGGTGGCTAAGTGGCAAAGTTCAAACAGTTATAATATCACCGTCGCCCGTGATTTGGAAATTACTGAAAGGTTGTTAGACAATAACAACAGACCTGTGAGTCAAATATTTGCAACATTTCAAAATGTTGGACACTATGGATGGTGGAATAAACTTAGAAGAGGGTGGGAATTCAATATGTTACCAGGTCAAACAAATCCTTGGTGGGATTCCACAAATGGACTTTCGGTCGAATCAAACTCCACAACAACATATACAAGAAACGTCAATGGATCTACCGTGTGTGTGAACCCTCCTGACTGTTATACATTTACCGTAAACTTACCGAGAGTGAGTGGTGATACTTTATATGGTGATTGGTGTGAGTTCAACAATATCACACAACGAGAAAGGGTGATATCAAAGTATATGAACAAAATAACTTATTACACCAAAGGTTTTGACGTATCAGATCAACCAACTTCAAACCCTAATGGGTACTATTACCAAGTTCATTTTCCTGTTGTACTAAAATATTTTTCAGATTATATAGAATCTGCTGACGCAGATTTTGTTCAGGGTATACCGAACTACGCCTACTATAGTCAGAGTCTTCAAAGTTGGTTATGGAGAGATCTTTACCCCTTAGGATTTATCGATACTAACGGAGATGGTGTTGATTATCCATTTTTGAATGATAGTCACTATCCATTTACGGATATAATTTTTAGATTATACCCTGAGGGTGCGTCATTTGACATAAATTCATTATACTCGATCGTACCTGATCCAATTATCGATGGCTGTGAATAATAGAAGAATAGTAATCCCAAACGCGGTGGGAACAACCTTGGACATTCCAATTGAACAAACATGGGATTTTCAAGGATTGCAAGAATCAATTGAACAATACGAACTAAGTGTGTTGGAACAAATCCTCAATAAAGATGAAGACTTTGAGGTAACCCGTTTTGCACACGCCGAGGATCAAAATGAGGAAACATCAATATCATACATCTTCAATTTTTGGAATTCAAATATCCTGGGTGGGGTGTATGAAGAATCATATACTTCTAAGTTCACTGTAGACCAAGCCTACTACTACACACCACCTTTTACAAAATCGTTTTGGAAACTCGACTTGTATACCTCACCACTCAATCGGGATCAACAAGCCTACATTACAATTATACTACCAACTCAACAGGGATTTATCGAAAATGCGGTACTAAATGGAACCACAAATGTTACCATAAAGAAACCTTCATACCGATTGGATTATGTAGGGGACAAGGAAGGGTTCTTCATTTATTGGCTAAAGAAAAGAGATTTCTTGAATATTACAGATTTTTACATGACAGCAAAATTCTTCGATGGTAGTACAGGTCAATTTATCAAAATGATGAATACGCCACAAAATACTCTGTCAAATCCTTCGGATTTCCCACAAGAAGAATATTTCTATTATAAAGTGGTGTTGGATTATACAACTCAAAAATACGAGGTTTATCATTATCCGACTTTGGTGAAGGTGGGAACGAAAACAAACCCGATAACTTGGTATGAATACGTGAACCCATAATGGAAAGTCAAACGATGTATGTGAATATTTCACCAGGAGTTTTATCTACCTTGGTACACGATGTTACAGTTTCAGGTGACACTTTTGGTGTGTACTCGGGCATGACACAAATGCTCACGGGTGGTACAAACAACACATCTTTATTTACAGGTTTGACAATTCCAATTTTATTGGTTGAAAACACTATAGACATAGGATACTATTCTGTTTTTGATGGGGCAATTCTACAACAGAATGTAGTGACAAATTTCATATTTTCATCAACAACTTCGAACCCATATGAGTGGTATGTGTACAATACTGCGGACTCAGAATTCAACGCATTTCTACAACTATCAAGTTACTTTATAGATTGGGGAGATGGAAGCCCATTACAGCAAATTACAAATTACGCACCAAATTCAATATCTCACGTATATCCATCTGTAAGTTCAGAATATACAATAACAATGTTTCAGAATAATCCGTGGGGTAACACAACGGTAAGTAAAACTATTGAAGCTCCGTTTGTTGACGTACCAAACTTTAACCCTCAAGGTACAGCCTTTTTTACTCCAAATGTTGGTTCTTGGACAGCAACACCAATATCATACAACTACATATTCACAGGTGATAGTGTAAATGTGGTGAGTGCTCAAACATCAAACAACTACACCACAGTTCCATTTACAATAACAGGTTTGACTTCATCGAGAATTACCGAGCTCGCTCAATATGGTACTAATAAATATGTCTTACTCTTACCGGTAAAAAAAGAAGGAATCGATTACGGTATTATAACTGACATAAATTTGTCGTACACCGCTTACACAATCCAAGATGTAAACTATATTGATTTTGCGGATGGAACAACAATTTACGAAATTCAATCATCAGGATTAATTCAAGAATGGATGGTTGCAGAACCATTAGTGAAAGATGAATTATTATTAGGTGTTGCGGGTCAAGCAGAAATACAATCAAATGTATTTATTGAAAGAGGGAAAAACTCTGCTTATGAACGTGTCCAAAGAATTGGGGAGGTTGATAACTTGGGTGACCTCATAAAATATGGATATCGATTCTTTAACGTAATATAACATGGCAACAGGAACCTATGGAACAATAAGACCGGCAGATGTTTCTCCTGAAGACGTTCAGATTATAATGAACTATACGCCTTCAAGGGATGTGACAGATAATTTTGTGTTGACGCAACTCAACGCGAGTCAAATACTCCGTCCATATTTCAACAACAACCAAACGGGTGGAAATACAAACGAAATCTTAGGTGGATTATATAATCTGAGATTACCATCAAACGTATTCACTCAATTGGGTATCTATACATTATACATCAGACCAGCAGAAATAAGAACGACAATTACTGATTGTGGTGTTCTATCGGCACTTCCAAACGTAAAAGGTATCGTAGTTGATTTATCAAATGTACCAAACCAATTTGTGAATAAATTTATTGCTCAAGGATTGGTTGGATTTAGAGTTGAATATCTAAATCCTGACGGTAGTAAAATTCCAAATTTCTTTAGAATTATTACTTCAAATTTCTTTTGTGAACCAATTGTTCAAAATCTAACAAACACACAACAAAAATCTGTTAGGTATAGATATACTGAAGGTCAAACAAATTTGGTATTCTGCACATTGTCACCAAGTTCAGCACCGACAAATAAGCCAAACGCAACTCCGTTTATTGGACAACCCGATCAGAGTATTATACTTTCCAATACATTTTTCAACCCACTTACATTAGAAGTGACTGTTGGACAATACGACTTGGATACACTTGGAATTGCCTTCTACGGAAATCAAACTAAGAGTATGGAAGATGGTATCTATACTATCTACGACGAAGAAAACAACATTTATCAACAATTCAATCTATACGAAATCAAAGATGACTTTAATAATCTACTTTATGAAGTCAAAGAAAATCGTGGTGATAATATCGACTTTAGTAAAAATTTCCAAAATATTACTGAACAATAATAATGGCTAAAAAGTTCATCCCAAATACTGCAGCATCAGGAGCGGGAACTCCTTTTGATAATATTGTAGGTCTTCAGACTGTACAAGGGGGTGGACTAACGCAAGGAAATTTTGAGTTTTCGACTCAACTTTCCGAAAAGGTAAATCGAACATTCAACATAGGTGTATTCCAAGATCCAATTAATTTGGAAAATTTGGATATAGAATCGGTAAATGAAGCTAGAGAATTACTTGCAAAAGAATACAGAGTTTATCCAAATTATGATTTATCTCAAGTAACAAATTTTACTATTTTCGGATCTTTACAAAAAAGGTTGGAAGTATCAGTTCAAAGGGTGTTGAATTTCTTTTCAGCGGCGATAGAAGTTGATAGAGTTTATTACGATTACTCAACAGGAATTACAGTTTCTAACATTACCTATGATTCAGTAAATAATGAAACACAATTTGAGATCAATGTATCGAGAATAAAAAACCCATTCTCAATAGATTACTCAGTAAATTCAATTATAAATTTACAAAATAGAGAATCTGAGTTTTCACCAATTAGAGATTTGACTAATAGGTATAGGGATTATTCATTATTTAATGTCTTAGGTGAATTCCCGATTGTGGATTTAACACCATCTCAAAGTTTGTTTAGTGGAACCTTAGTTGTCGTTGTTACAGGTGATGCTTTTCCTGGACTTTCAAACACAATTGAAAGTATCTACATCAAACCAAACACATACTACACAGAAAAGTCATTCTCAGAGGATTTCGATGAAGTTGAAAAGTTTTTACTGAATAGATTATCACTACCAATCTATACGGCAACATTTTCAGTTCCCGTTGAAAATGATAATGGAGTGCAGACTATTTCAAGTCAAAGTGTTACTTGGCCTTTGGATGGGTTGTGGAACCTGGATATCAGAAGTGACAGGTTTGAATTATACCTTGAAGATCTAAATGAAATAGGTGTAAACTTTGATGCTTTCAAAACTAATCTTATTGCAAGATTTTTAGTAACAGAATCTCTATTAGAATTCGATACGCCAGATCACAAAGTAAGAAAGGTTCTACAAATTTATGGTAGAAGTTTTGATCAAATTAAACAATTCATAGATGCTTTGGCATATATGAATTCAGTATCCTACAATCCTGGTAATGATATTCCTTCTATGTTGTTGAAAAATTTGGCAGCAACTTTGGGTTGGGGTACAAATATATCACCAATTACTGAAGAAGGATTTTTGAATTCTGTTTATTCATCAAGTGGAGTTACACAGTACGAAGGTTTCTCAAGAGAATTGACACCAAGTGAATTAAACTATCAATTCTACAGAAATCTTATCCTAAATTCTGCATATCTCTTTAAGTCAAAGGGTACTCGTAAATCAATCGAATTTACTTTGAGATTAGTTGGTGCTCCTGACGCACTTATTGAATTCAACGAACATGTTTATCTTGCGGACCAAAGAATCAACATGAGACAATTCAATCAACAGTTTGCTCAAATTACTGGTGGTACCTATGTTGATGTTGAGACACAGTATGTTCCTGGTGATAATTTTACCATTTTAGGAGTACCGTACACGGGATTTGCAACCACATCTCAGATTTTTATAGTTGATGAGGTTCGTGAAGATTATCCGGTAGACAATTTTGGTTATCCGCAAGCACCAATTGAAAACGATGATTACTTTTTCGAAAAAGGTGCGGGTTGGTTTGAGTCAACACCACAACATAGAAGTCCTGAAGCCGTAAATCAATCACTATCAGTTTTCACAGGTAGTAGCCCGAATGTACAGACTTTCTTAGAACCGTTTACCTACGGACAAGAATACTTCAACAAATTCAGAAATTTCCCATATATGAACTTAGGTTTCAGACTTAAGTACACAATTGACAAC